ACGCTATTACAGACACTTTGCTATAGCTTGGAAGAATTAACCAAAGATAAAATAAAAGCCTCTCTAGAAAAAGGAGAGGGATATATAGGTGTATATCATCCAACATGCAAGTCAATTACATTAGTTAATGGCTTTGTAATTGGATGTAGAGAGGTAAGTCATACTTACCCTGATTATGTACAATTAGAAATCAAAAATTAGCGCATGTGGCGCTTTTTATTTTGTCCAAGCATTTATGACTTTAAAAGATATGGATGAGTCAGGCGTGGAAACTTTAAGCTACGGAGAAGAGCAGGCGTGTAACTCTCTAAAAGATACGGATAGGAGATAAAAAAATGAAAAAAGAATTAGAAGAATTATTAAAATTATCCCATAAAAGAAACTTCAATTTACAGTTATTCGCTGATGATGGCGGAGAAGGTGGTTCAGGTGGAACTGACGATCCTGAAGATAAATCAGGTGATGATGAAAAAGAAGATAAAAAATACACTGATGAAGATGTAAACAACATCATCAATCGAAAATTCGCCGAATGGGAAAAAAGACAAAAAGAAAAAAGTGCAAAAGCTGCAGAAGCTGAACGATTAAAAAACATGACCGAAGAAGAAAAAAGAAAGCATGAAATGGAAGAACTCCAAAAGAAAATTGCCGGTTATGAAAAAGAAAAAGCTATTGGGGCAATGACAAAAGTTGCTAGAGGAATCTTGAATGATTCAAAAATCGTTGTTAATGATGAATTATTAGGAAATTTAGTAGCGGAAGATGCTGAAACAACAAAAACAAATGTAGAAAATTTTGTTAAA